AAGCGTATCCAATCCTCTTTGAACATCAGGGCATCGTCTGGGGCCTCATGCTCCACCACGGCGCCATGGCCAGCTGCTGCGCGGACGCCGTTGTAGAGCGGGACAGCGACGTACCCAATCGGCTCCGCCGCGTGCTGCGGTGAAGCAGGGGGAGGCTCGGCAGACTCCCCGAACATCATTCCCCCAACGCCAGTCATCAACCAGTTCAGGTTGATACCGGCCCGTGCAAAGGCTTCCATCGCATCCCTGTTAGGCGCGCGGTAATTGGACCCAGAGCTTTCATAGTTCTGGTAGGTACGATAAGGAATACCCAAATGAGTGGCCGCCTCCTTCTGGTCCAGATTCCTGGACTTCCTCCACTCCACCAGGCGCTTCTGCATCGCAAACATCTCTTGCATCGCTATTCCCCCTGACAGCGGTGCACGCCAGCGGTGCAAATTGGATTGTGCAATCCAATTTTTAACGTCTTGAATTTTTTAACCATTCTAGTTTTTTCCAAGAGTCGCACCCATTCGGCGTAGCGGTGCACGTCAACCTCGTTGACGCATCACTCAATTGAGTATTTAATGCCATCCATCGCACAACAACGACGCGGTGCAAAACATGGCAACGAACAGCAATAAAAATACCAGTCGAGACTGGCACCCTGCTGACATCAAAGCCGCCCTTCACAAGGCGGAGAAAACCCTTACGAGCATTGCGGCCGAACATGGACTGACCAGCAGTTCAACGCTCTCGGCCGCGCTGGTGCGTAGCTATCCCCTCAATGAGAAACGGATCGCCGACGCCTTGGGACTGCACCCCAAGGAAATCTGGCCGAGCCGGTACAACGAAGACGGAACCCGGAAGCCCCAGGGATTCCGAGTTTTGCAGCAAAAGAAGTGTACCCGAGCCGTTACCGGGCGCAATGGCAATGCNNATGCCGCGCCGGCCTGCTGACAACCTGACCATGGACCTATTCGAGGTGCCAACGCCGGTTTCTCCCCGGCCCGGAGCCCTTCTTATCGGTCAGCAGCTGCGGAGCCTCATCTCCGATCTGCTCAAGGCCTCGCCTCTGAATCGCTACGAAGTGGCGGCAAAGATGTCCGAGTTAGTCGGCCACGAAATCACCAAGAACCAACTTGACTCCTGGACCGCCGAGAGCCGCGAAGGCTGGCGCTTCCCCCTGGAATACCTGCCGGCTCTGGAAGTCGTCCTGGAAACCCATGCCATTACCGCCTGGTTGGCTGACCTGCGAGGCGCCCGCCTTTCCGTAGGCCGGGAAGCCCTGGAGGCCCAACTCGGAAAGGTAAGCCGGATGAAGGATGAACTGGCCCAGCAGGAAAAGGCCATCAAGCGGCTACTGGGAGAAGGCGCATGAACGCCCCCCTTCCCTCCACCGTGCAGAGCTACACCCTTGCCGATCTAGCCGCAGCCATCGGTACCCACAAGACCAGCGTGATGCGTCGGGCCGCCAAAGAAGGCTGGAACTACGACGAAAAGCCGCACCCTGGCGGTGCCAAGCGTTACTACGCCCTGGCCGATCTCCCCGCCGACGTGCGCAAAGCCGTCCAGTCCAAGGTCATGGACAAGGTTCTCCAGGATGCCGGCTCCTTTTTGCCGGCCACTGCCGGGGGAGTCCTCCCCCTTGCTTCCCCGGCGGTGCCTTTTTCTTTACTGACTGATGCCCAGCGCCTGGAACGGGATGCCCGTAACGGTGTTCGCCTGGCCATCGAGCGCCTGCAGGGCGAATCCAGGTGCAGCCTGGAGGCGGCCATCGTCACCCTGCTGACCAATGCCGGCTCCGGAAGTCTGGACTCAACCCTGGACGCCATGCTGCGTCTGGCCAAGGACAAGCGCGGCCGCAAGAGCGATAGCCCCTATCCCTCCGCCCGCACCCTGCAGCGCTGGATCGCAGCCCCTGACCTTACCCCCAAGGTGCCGGTCAAGGACATGTCCGTACCCGAGTGGGCGCCGGCCTTCCTCTCCTACTACCAGCGCCCCCAGAAGCCCTCCGTTGCCGAGGCCTACAAGGACTTCTGCAAGGAAGTGAAGCGGGACGATCTCCCCAGCATCCACCAGGTGCGCCGCTTCCTCGACAAGATGGGCGCCGTTACCCGGGAACGGGGCCGCATGGGTGACCGTGAGCTGAAGAACATCAAGCCCTTCGTCCGCCGTGCCTTCGACAAGCTCCTCCCCAATGATGTCTGGACGGCTGACGGCCATTGCTTCGACGCCGAAGTGCAGCACCCCTACCACGGCCGCCCCTTCCGGCCGGAAGTCACCTCCATCGCAGACGTCGGCACCCGCCGCATTGTCGGCTACTCCATCGGCCTGGCAGAAGGCGCCCTGGTGGTGGTGGAGGCCCTGGCCGACGCCGGCCGCAGTAACGGTCTGCCGGCCATCTTCTACGTCGATAACGGCTCCGGTTACGACAACGACCTGATCAAGCACGAAGGTGTAGGTCTCAAGGGGCGCCTGGGATTCGAGGTCAAGCATTCCCTGCCCTACAACTCCCAGGCCCGGGGCGTCATCGAGCGCCTGCACAAAACGGTCTGGGTCAGTGCAGCGCAGAAGCTCGAAAGCTACATGGGCGCCAAGATGGACCGGGAAGCCAAGCTGGCCATCTTCAAGATCACCCGCAAGGCCATCAAGAACGGCGGCGCCATGCCCCTGATCGGGTGGGCCGACTTCATCGCCTTCTGCAACGAGCGCATCGCAGAGTACAACGACCGGCCCCACCGCAGCCTGCCCAAGATCACAGACGCTGCCGGCAAGCGGCGCCACATGAGCCCCAATGAAATGCTGGCCCAGCACCGGGCGGCAGGCTGGGAGCCGCTGATGCTGACCGGCGACGAAGCCGAGACGCTATACCGCCCCCGGGTTACCCGGGTTGCCCAACGCGGCGAGATCGCCTTCGGTGGCTACCGTTACTTCTCCCGCGACCTGACAGAGTTCCACGGCGACACCGTCCAGGTCGCCTACGACATCCACAACGCCCAGTGGGTCTGGGTCTATGACGAAGACGGCCGCCTGATCTGCAAGGCCGAGTGGAACGGCAACAGCGCCGACTACTTCCCCATGTCCCAGGTCGAGCAGGCCCGGGAGCGCCGGGCCGACGNNGCCCGCCTGCAGCGCCTGGATGCCAAGCGGGAAGAGATCGAACTGGAGCGCCGTGGTCGCCCGGCCCTGGAGCAGGCCGAGAGCATCGTCATCCCTGGCCTGGGCACCATCGACCGGGCCGCCATCGAGAGCGTGTCCGTGCGGATCGAAGAGCCCGTCTCGGCTCTGCCGCCCGAGCTGGCCGCCTTCGCTGCCCGCCGTAACGCCACTCAGCCGGCAACCGTTACCGAACCCGCCCAGGAACAGCCCACCACGCCCGCACCGGAGCCGGCGGTGGCCCAGCTGCGCAAGTGCCGCACCCAGTTCCCGCCGGAAACCAACTACCGCGAATGGAAAAGCCTGGAAGCCGCAGTCCTGGAAGGCAAGGCCATTGAAGACGCCGCCGATGCCCGGTGGTTCATCACCTACCCGCAGACCGCCCAGTTCCGGGCCATGCAAAAAAGATTTGAGCCGGAGCGCGCCAACGCTTCGGCTCAAGGAGTGCCGGCCCGGTGAGGCCGGAATTTGAAACTACTAGAGGAGCCGCAATGGTAACCCAACAATCTCTCGCCGCACCAGGGATCGCCCAGATCGCCAACCTGGACATCACCGCCGTCGCCCTGCAGCGCCTGGTGGAGCGCGGCCCCGGCCTGCCCGGCCTGGGCGTCCTCCACGGCCCGGCCGGCTGGGGCAAAACCCTCTCCTGCAACCGCCTGGCCCAAGTCCATCGCGGCTACTTCGTCTCCATCAAAAGTGCCTGGAGCCGGAAGACCCTGCTGGAGAAGATTCTCAAGGAAATGGGCATCAAGCCCCACGGCACCATCCCCAACATGCTCGACCAGGTTTGCGACCAGCTGGCCGGTGCCGGTGACCGCCCCCTGATCCTGGACGAGTTCGACCATGCCATCCGCAACGAAAGCATGCTGGAGCTGGTCCGCGACATGCACGACGGCGGCCAGGCCGCCATCCTCATGGTCGGCGAGGAGCAGCTGCCCACCAAACTGCAAAAGTGGGAACGCTTCCACTCCCGCGTCCTCGCCTGGGTGCCGGCCCAGCCTATCTCCCTGGGTGATGCCCAGCAGCTGGCCCCGATCTACGCCCCCGGCCTCCAGATCGCCGACGACCTCCTGGCGCACCTCGTAACGTCCTCCCAGGGCTCCGTGCGCCGGGTAGTGGTGAATCTGCGCAGCATCGCCGAAGAGGCCGCCGTGGGCGGCTGGGACGCGGTGGATGCCGCCCTCTGGGGGGACCGCCCGATCTACACCGGCGAAACCCAGAAGCGGAGGGTGTGATGCCTGGGACGATCTATTCGCCGGACCACATATTCGTGCGCGTGGAAATTGGCAGCGCCACCGGACATGACGGCGCCAAGTACGACCTGGGAACGTCCGTAGACGGCCAGCCGCTGATTCGTAGCTCAAAGACCGGAAAGACCTTTTCCTTGAGCTGGAATGAGCTGCTCAACATGGCGGTGGACGCTGGCATCGACGAACAAGACGAGGCTCACCATGCCCCGTAAGCCCGCCCAACTCGAAATGATCGGCGGCAAGAGTCCCCGGCAGCGCATTTGGGAGGCCATCCGTGCCCGCCGGGATCGGGAGTTCTGCCAGACCGAGCTGGAGAAGCCGGCCAAGGTGTCCCTGCAGGTGGTGTGGGCCTACTGCGCCGTCCTGGTTAAGGCTGACTACCTGGAAGTGGTCCGGGAAGAGAAGGCCAACAAGGGAATCGTCCGCATCAAGTGGCTGCGCCTGGTGAAGGACAACGGGGTGGAAGCGCCCCGGCTGACCAAGGACGGCAAGCCAACCGTGCGCGGCGCCATCAACGAGAACCTGTGGCGGGCCATGCGCAACCAGGCCCAGCTCGGCGGCGACTTCAACAGCCTGGAAGTGGCCTTCATGGCCACCACGCCCACCGTCAAGGTCAGCGCGGATACCGCCAAGTCCTACATCACCGCCCTGCTGCAGGCCGGCTACCTGGAAGAAACCGCCCCCGCCCACAACGGCGCCCGGGGTGCCAAGGCGCGGTACCAGCTGCGCCGCAAGAACCCCAAGACCGGCAAGGAGCCCGGCCCCCGGCCGCCCATCGTCCAGCACCTGACCAGCGTCTACGACCCGAACATCGGCGCCGTCGTCTGGCGCGAAGAACCCGATCTGGAGGCACTCAATGACCAATGAAGCAACCACCACCGCCCCGGCGGCCACCGACGAACCGCTGTGGAAGACGGTTCTCAAGGCGGAGGTCGCTGCGGCCGGCAAGGGCGGCATCACCAAGGTGGCCATCCGCCTCGGCGTAGGCCGCTCCTATGTCAGCCAAGCTCTGCACGACCTGAAGAAGGGGGGCATGCCCAAGAGCTTTACCGACCGGGTGATCCAGCGCTTCCACCGCGTTACCTGCCCGGCCCGCTGCGACCAGGAGGTGGAGCGCCGCGAGTGCTACCGGGGCAACGAAAAGCCCCCCACCCACAACCCCCTGGACCTGAGGGTCTGGAAGGTATGCCAGACCTGCCCCAACCGACCCGAGAAGGGAGAGCAGCAATGAATCGCGCACAGCAAGGCATCGCCCGCAAAGTCCTCCCGTTCCCCGGGGTGACTGTCATCAATCCCGGTCCCGAAGGAGCTGACATGCCCGAGGCCAAAGTCTTCACCCCCGTGTTCCTGGTCCGCCTGGCCGCCATCACTGCGGCNNGCCCTGGCCGGCCAGCTGCCGGAGATTTGCGTCACCCGTTCCGACAAGACCATGGCGCCCCTCCTGGATCGCCTGGAGAACAAGCGCTTCCAGGAGAAGGAAGGCAAGACCGTCGTGTCCGGCCGCTTCATGGACTGCTGCGTCTTCTGGACCGAGGACTAAGCCATGCACAAGCGAATCCTCCAGGCCATCGCCAAGGCCACGTCACAGCAGCCGGATCGGCTTGACCACCTGGCCAAGCGCCTGGGGATTCCTGAGTTGCAGGCGGCCTCCCTCATTGAGGAGCTGTACGCGCAGCGGGCCGTGAATCAGGCCCGCATCACCCGCAAGGGCGAGTCCTTCCTGGCCATTTGGCCGACCAGCCTGCCGGCGCCCAGCACCGGCTACGCCTTCACCATCAATCCGAAGAAGCGCCCGCCCTCGGGCTCTTTCACCCGGCCGCCGCGGCCGGAGAGAGGAAACACCGTGAGCAACGAAGCCCCTAAAAAGCAGAAGGAACCAACCGAGATGATGGCCCATCTGTTGGCCGTCATGGATTTGGCGACCCTCGAATCTCCCATGACTCCCGGAGACATCAGCGAACGACTTGGCAAATCCCAAGCCGCCTGGACCAAGGCCATGGATTTGCTGCTGGAGCGAAACGTGGTGGCCATCACCGAAAACCCGAATCGCAAGGGCTCCCGGGCTTTCTACCTGGCTTCCCCCACTTCTCCTTCCGGGGCTGTTGCCGCCCCGGCCGACCAGGCGCAGGTGTCGGGCAACAACAGCGCCAGCGACGGCACTGGTGCCAACCTTTCATTGGTGACCGTCGCCGTATCCACTCCCACCCCGGGGCCTGCCGTTGCAGAGGCAGCCCCCGGGGCGGATACGTCTTCCGACCAAGAGGTCAGCTTCGCCATCCATGACGACGGCCGCCTCTCCATCACCGACGACGACCAGGTCATGGTGCTGCCGCCTTCTGCCACCCGTCGCCTGGGCTACTTCCTGGGCTGCCTGGAGGTTACAGCCTGGCCGCCCCGCTTCGACCCCCAAGTCCTCGAGGAGACCAAGGCATGAAACCCGGAACCCCCGTGCGCGTTATCGGCCACCTGCCGAGCCGCCCCCATATCGCAGGCTACCTGGACCGGACTGGAACGATCCAGGAGCCCGGCGCCATCAGCCTGCTGGAAGGATTCGTCGCCGTCGCCCTGAACTACCGGGACGGCACCCCCCAGACCAAGCGCCCCATGTTGATCCTTTTCCACCAGGACGAGCTGGAAGTCCTGGAGCCCCAAACCGTTACCGACTGAGGAATCCATGACTACCCCTATTGAACAGATCGAGAAGGCAACCCGGGACTTCGCCAAGGCCCGGGAAACCCTGTCCGGCATCGTGTCCGACATGACCACGGCCATCGAAACCATCAAGCGCAGCAACATCAAGCGCCTGAAAAAGGCCGTTGCCGAGGCCGCTGATACGGAGAGCGTCCTGCGCGGCCTGGTGGATCGGCACCCCGAGTGCTTCGAGCGTCCCCGCACCCGGACCCTCAACGGCATCAAGTGCGGCTACCAGAAGGCCAAGGGAAAGATCGACTACACCGACGCCGAGCGGGTGATCGTCCTGATCCGCAAGCACTTCCCCGAGCAGGCCGACGTGCTGATCTCCACCAAGGAATCCCCGGTTAAGGAAGCCCTGGCTGGTCTGGCCGCTGCCGACCTCAAGCGCCTGGGCGTCACCGTGGTGGAAGCCGGCGACCAGATCGTCATCAAGGCCGCCGACTCCGAGGTGGACAAGATGGTGGATGCCCTCCTGAAGGGCGCCACGGAAGAGGCAGAGGGCTGACATGGAAAAAGACTTCTCTCAGGTCAATTTCCGGGCGAACTGCTCCGGTTCCTGGGCCAACCTGGTCACCGTCAAATTGGCCGACTACGAGGCGGCCAAGAAGACCCTGGCAGACCTGGCCCGCATGCACCAGGGCTCCATCCGCTTCAAGGCCCTGGACGAAGTGGGCGGCGTAATCGAGGAGTACTCCTCGGTACCGCCCGCCGGAACCCCCCAGTGGCACGAGCCTAAGCGGAGAGCCTGATATGAAAACGGCCCGCAAAGTTATCGCCCTGGCCAGCCTGGCTTTCACCATCGGCGCCTTCATGTGCGGCGGATTCAAGGCGGTGGAGTGGCTTATCCCCAGCCCGCCGAAGACCGTCACCTTCAAAGTCACCAGGAGCTGACATGACAGAAGCCCTGCCCATGCTGACCTCCCAGGCCGAGCTGGCCCAGGCGGTGGCCATGGTTGGCCGCTTCTTGCCAGAAGGCATCTCCGTGAGCTTCTACCGTCCCGAGGGTGAAGCCCGGGTGGCGGTGGAAGTCACCGGACCTGATGGCGCCACCGACACCCACTGGGCCGACCAGGTCGGCCACTGATTTTTCCCGTAGCAACCAACCACAAGGAGCAACACATGAAGCAATCCGACCTGATCGCCCAGATCGCCCTGGGTAGCGCCCAGAGCAAAACGGCTGTGGAGGCCATGCTGAAGACCATGGCCGATGTCGTTACCACCGCCCTGCAAAACGACGACGAGGTAACGCTTCCCGGCCTGGGCAAGTTCTCGGTGAAGCACAAGGACGCCCGTATCGGCCGCAACCCGAAGACCGGCGAGAACGTGCAGATCGCCGCGAAGAAGGCCCCCGGCTTCTCCGTCTCCATCACCCTGAAGAAGGCCCTCAACCCCTAACCCGAGTCCCCTGACTCGGCGGCCTCGGAAACGGGGCCGCCCGGCCAGAAGACTTCCAGGAGAACACGATGGCAATCACGAAAGAGCAATGGGAAAGCATCGAGTTTCAGCTTTCCATTCATTACGGCGAGGTTCGCCTGGTGTGTGACGGCTACGAGGTGACTGCCCAGATACAGAGTGCCGGCCCACTGAAACAGGTGATTGCGGTGTATGTGAACGGGTACATCAAGGGCGAGTGGATGACTGGGGGACACGAAGAGTCCCGAAAGTTCTACCAGGAGCGGAAGAGCTATCTGTATTCGGCCAAGGAGCGGGAAGAGGCCGCCAAAGAGGCAAGGCGGCGTTACCAAACGGCCGAAACCCGAAAGTTCTGGCAGAACGTGGCCACGGCGCAGGTGACGGTGTATTCCCCGAACTGGAAGAGCCCTAAATCATTCACGCGGCATCTGCGCAAGACCTGCACCGATATTGAAGTGGTATCGATTGGGTACGGGAGCTGACGACCATGGCCATGCTCCCCGCCGACCAGCTCAAGCGCCGCATCATCGCCATCCGCGCCCGCCGCCACCAGGTGGGTGATGTTCTGGACGATGCGGCCTACCGTGCCCTCCTGCAGCGCACCGCTGGCGTTGCCAGCACCACCCAGATTAAGCGACTCTCCCAGGCCGACGCCGTGCTACGCGAATTCGACCGCCTGGGCCTGGGCCAGCCAGCCAAGCGCCGGCCGGCGCCGGCCGACAAAAAGCCCGCGAACGAGTGGGCCTTCGTCTTCAGCCTGCCGGTGGAGACCCAGGCCCTGGCCAAGAAAATCTACCGCTGCGCCCAGAAGATCGGCGCCCTGCAGGAACCCAAGGTCAAGATCATGCCCAAGGCCTGGGTGGAGGGAATCATCGCCCAGTCCAAGGGCTACCGGATCAACGGCCAGATGAGCAACGTGGTCGCCCCCCTGGAAACCTGCGGCCCGGTGCATATGCACGTGCTGATCCAGATTCTGGAGAGCTGGGCGAAGAAGCTGGAGGAAGCCAAGCATGATGCATGACTTCATTATTTTCTTCGCTGGCACCATGTGGGGTGCTGCCATGGCGCTCTGGGCAGCCTTCCACTACGCCTTGAATCGCCCGGCTAGGAAGGTGGACTTCCAGGTAACGCCGGAGGCCATAGCCACCCTCAACGAACGCCTGGTGTTTGCCTGGCTGGAGAATCGCGGCCTGATGTGGCAACCCAAGGGACTGGAGCAAAGCCAGATATTCAAAGGAGCGAAGAAGTGACGCCTGAAGACCTCCAGGAAATCCGCCACCTTCCATCCTTCCCCAGGATCGCCGAGGAACTGATCCAGGTTGCCGGCCTGGAAGCGGCGGCCCGCCTTATATCGGCCTGGCCTGGGCAGGAGTATCCCTGCCCCAAGGTGTTCGGCCGTTACAGCGCCAAGGGGCAGCGCCGCTACGACATGCTGCAGGAGATCGTGGGCGACCATGCCGCCCGCCGGATCGTGATGCACTGGGGAGGCGGGATTCTGGATGTTCCTTCCTGCAAGGACGCACTGTGGGCCAAGACCCACGACAAAATCCGCAGCCACTATGACCGCCTGGTCAGCAGCTCCGGAGGCTACAGCCACCGGGAGGCCGTCTTCGAGCTGGGCCTGACGTACAACCTGGCCAGCCGTACCATCGAGCGCGTCATCGCCCAACCGTCCAACCCGGATGGCTCCCCGATGCCGCCGCCGGACGACAGCCAGATGCCCTTGTTCTGACCTCGCCCATCCATGACAATGGCGATAAAGGAGAAACGTATGGCTAACGTAACGTGCAAACATTGCGGCCACACCCGGTCCCCGGCCGATGAGGAAACGGCCCCGGCCTGGGCCTGTCCTGCATGCGGCCGCAAGTATTACGAGCAGGAATCCCCCCGCGGCTTGATGTACCCCTCCACCTGGAAGAGCGAATGGAGCCGGACCACGAAGGAGGTGAAATTGACCCTCATCGTTTCCCTCATCGTCGCCGCCGGAGTCCTGCTCTACGGTGTCGCCCCAGGGCAAAAGGCCGCCGTCACCAATAGCCGCCTTGACGGGTCCGTCTCCCAGGTGTCGGCCTACCTCAAGCAAAACCTCCGCGATCCCGAGTCATACCGCCCGGACTCCTGGAGCAAGGTGAGCCGGGATGGGGAAAACTACCAGGTCACCCATCGATACCGCGCCAAAAACGGTTTCGGGGGTTATGTCCTGGAAGAGAAGACGTTTGTCCTTGATGCCTCCGGTAACGTGTTAGGCGTAAAGCAGTAACTCCACCGCACCTCCCCTGAGCCCCGCCTTGTGCGGGGCTTTTCATTTGGCTGCCGACAGCCATCCCCCTGCTGCCCCATACCCGCGCCCGTAGCATTGGCCCATGGCCTGCCGGGACTGCATCCACTACGAGAAATCCGGCGACGAACGTCGCCGGGGCCTGGATGGATACGGTTACTGCAAGGCTTCTCCATCCCTGGAGGGCCGCGCCCGGTTCTTTTCCGACGACGGTCCATGTTGGCTTGTGCCGAATCGTTACGAGGAAAAGCGAAATGGATAACGGCGGGAATAGCGTCGGGCGCATCAGTATTGTCGCCCTGTTCTTTTCCGCGCTGGGAATGGGCGCCCTCTTCGGTTTCGAGGGATGGGTAAGCGTTGCGGCGCCGCCCGTTCCTGGTGATGTAGCTACCTATGCTGCTGGTAACACCACCCGACCGGATGGGAAGCCCGTCAAGACCGGCGACAAAATCACCCCGCCTGAAGGGATTGCTCTGGTGGTCAGGGACGTAACCCTGAAAGAGAAAACCCTCAAGGCCTGCATGCCGGGAAAGCTGCATCAGCACGAATACGATGCCTACACGCTCCTGGCCTACAACGTCGGCGCCAATCGCGTTTGCAACTCCTCCATTCCTGGGAAAGTGGCCCGTGAGCAGTACGAGGAAGCCTGCAAAACCATCCTGGATTTCAAGAAGGTTCAAGGGCGCGACTGCAGCGCGCCGGAGAACAAGCGGTTTTGTGGCGGCGTCTGGACCCGCCGCAATGCCGAATACCGCATGTGCATGGGGGCCTCTTGAAACGGGGCGCCCTTATAGCCTGTGGCATCGGTGCCCTGGCCATCCTATTCCTCTCCTTCGCCGCCGGCTGGGCGGTGAATGGTTGGCGCCTGGGCCAGGAGATTGAGCAGATCAAGCTGGGCCACCAGGCAGACATGACCAAGTTCGCCGTGGCTGCGACTGATCGCCTCAATGCAGCCCTGACCAGGGGAGACAAGCTGCAGCTGCAGCTGGCTGAGGAAGAACAGCACCGCCTTGAAATCACCCGGGAGAAAGACCGTGAAATCCGCAATATCACGACTGGCCGCCGTTGCCTGGACGCTGCTGCTGTGCGCCTGCTCAACGCTACCGACAGCAGCAGCACTGGCTCCGTGTCCGAAGCCTCCGGCGGGGCTGTACGCCCCGATGCCGGATTTGCCACCGATACCGATGTCGGGCTCTGGATCAACCAGTGCCGCCAGTCCTACGACACCTGCCGGGGGCACCTCCGGGCAATAGGCGAGTTTTACGAGGGTGCAGATGACTGACGTATTCGACCAGGCCAGCGAACTGGAGCAGGCCGAGCGGCAGGCGGCCTGGCAGGCCCACCACCAGATGATGGAGGCCCAGGCCGCCACCCCATCCGCCGCCCACTGTGCCGTCTGCCACGCCCCGATCCCCCTGAAGCGCCGGGAGGCGTCCCCTGGTTGCCAGACCTGCGTTCCCTGCCAAGAAGAACTAGATGACGCCCTGAAAGGACATTGATGGACCCCTACAAGCTGCTTTTCCTGATCCAGATGGCCAACATGCTTGCCAACTTCGGCATCGGTGCCTGGCTATACCTGGAGAAGCGCAACGACAAGACCAACGAACGCATCACGGAGCTGGCCGGGAAGGTCAGCCAGATGGATACGGATGTGGCGGCCCTCAAGTCATCTGCCGAGACGGCGCCGTCCCACAGCGACCTATCCCAGGTGTACAAGTCCATCAACGAGCTGGCCGCTACCGTCAATCAGCTGGTAGGGGAGAACCGGGGCCAAAGCGACACGCTCCGGCTGATCCTCAACCAGATCGCCCAGAAAGGGATGCAATGAGCCTCGCCGCCCAACTCGCCGAAAAGAACCGCCGCCGGGCCATCCTGGCCCTACTGTTCTTCGCTCCTGGTCAGACCCTTACCGCCCGCAAGCTGCGGGACGATCTGGAGGCTGTCCATGGCCAGGTGGTGACCGTGGATAAGGTCCGTGCCGATCTGCTGTGGCTGGCCGACGTGGATATGGTCAAGGCGGCCGGGGACGTTGCTACCGTTACCGAGCGCGGCAAGGAAGTGGTTCAGGACCGGGCCGTTATGCCGGGAGAAGCCTAATGGCCCACGGTGAAGAAAAGGTCCGGGCCGTCCGGGCCTCTTTTATTTTCGACCAGCTGGGCCTGGAAGTCGCCGCTATGAAGCATGGCGTCCCTGATGCCACGGCCAAGCGCTGGAAGCGGGAGGCCAAGGCAGCCGGCGACGACTGGGACAAGGCCCGCAGTGCCCAGATGATCGCGGGTGGCGGAATCGAGGACGTGGTACGCCAGACCCTGGCCGTGGTGGTGCAGCAGGTCCAGGCCACAGTGGAAACGATCCAGGCCGCACCCGACATGCCCCCGGCCGACAAGGTGCAGATGCTGGCCAGCCTGGCTGACGCCTACAACAAGCTCATGGCCGCTTCCAAGCGCCTCATGCCGGAGACGGACAAGCTGGCCGTAGCCATGGACGTGGTGAAGCGTTTCGGCGAACACATCGCCAAGCGCAAGCCGGCCCTGGCCGGCGAATTCGTGGAACAGATCGAGGATTTCGGGGAAGAGCTGGCGAGGGTGTATGGGTAGGGTTAATACGTTACAGAAAAGAAGGCGACCGGATTTTTCTTCTTTGTGGTGGCGTATACCCCTCATTTTTTGGTCCGACAAATACCTTCGCGCAATCTGGGCAGGTCAGTTGAATATGTGCTGCAGCACCACTCCATTGAAGGATGCTGATCCGCTTCTTTGCAAAACAATTGGGGCATGCAAAGTGAGCGGGCAGCTTATTGCTAGCGTCTTCCTTCAGGCGATAAAGGAGCGAATGGGGAGCTACCTCAACCAGTTCATACCTGGAAAGGTTTTCTACAGCGGATTTCAGTTCTTCCAGTTCAGATACTACCGCCCTGAGCTTGGACTCAAGCTGGTGTTTCTCATTGATCAGATCACCGATTTTGGACTGGGTGTCCAGCAGATTAGATTGGGTATCAGCTACCTGCCGAACCAACCTATTCAGCTGATCAACGATTCTCGTGTCGTTCGTCAACTCAATAGCCGCAGTTGCCAAATCTTTAGTCGCTCTAAGTCCGGCAATGAGACTGGAAACTCCTGCGATGTCCATTTGAACTCCTGTTTGTCATTAACCCGATGAAGTCTAACCGGAAATCCTTCCTCGCCGAAATGGCCGAGCTGGCGGCCAGCCTCCGTGCCCGGATCGAGGCGGAGGTGTCCGGCTTCGACCCGGACCCGGCCGCCTGCGCCGAGCGGCGCCGCCGGGCCTTTGACGACTACGACTTCTTCGTCAGCACCTACTTCCCCCACTACGTCCGCAGCCCCCACAAGTCGGCGCTGCACCGTTACCTGTTCTCCCGCCTGCCCCAGATCGTGAACAGCGAGAAGAGCGAGACGGATGCCATTGCGGCGCCTCGGGGCGAGGCTAAATCCACCCTGGTTTCCCAGCTGTTCGTGCTGTGGTGCCTGGTCACCGGCCGCAAGCGTTACCCGGTTATCGTCATGGACAGCATCGACCAGGCGTATCCGATGCTGGAGGCCATCAAGGCCGAATTCGAGTTCAACCCCCGCCTGGCCATGGACTTTCCCGAGGCCACCGGCCAGGGCCGCGTCTGGCAGGCCGGCACCATCGTTACCAGGAATAACGCCAAGGTCCAGGTGGCCGGCTCCGGGAAAAAGCTGCGGGGCCTGCGCCACGGACCCTACCGGCCCGATCTGTGCGTCCTGGACGATATCGAAAACGACGAACAGGTGCGCAACCCAGACCAGCGGGACAAGCTGCAGAGCTGGCTGACCAAGACCGTGCTGCCCCTGGGTGGCGCCGGGGCCAAGTTCGACGTCGTCTATATCGGCACCATCCTGCACTACGACTCCGTGCTGAACCGGACCCTGTCCAACAAGCTGTGGCGCTCGGCCAAGTTCAAGGCCCTGCTGAAATGGCCTGACCGCATGGACTTGTGGGAACACTGGGAAGAGCGTCTGCGCAATGATGGCGAGGAAGCGGCCGACGCCTTCTACCAGGAACACCAGCAGACCATGGAAGCCGGCAGCGAATGCAGCTGGGCAGCCCGTCCCCTTCTGACCCTGATGAAAATCCGCGCCCGAGACGGCCACGACACCTTCGACAGCGAATACCAGAACGACCCGGTAGCCGGTGATAACGCCCCCTTCGCCCACGTCATCCAGTTCTGGGTGAATCGCCTCCCCAACTGGCTGTTCTATGGCGCCTGCGACCCGTCCCTGGGCAAGCAGGGCGCCAGCCGTGATCCCTCTGCCATCCTGGTAGGAGGGCTCAATCGGGAGACGGGCATCCTGGACGTGGTGGAGGCCCAGATCAAGAAGCGCCTCCCGGACCGCATCATTGAAGACGTCATCGCCATGCAGCGGGAGTACGGCTGCCTGGTGTGGGCCATCGAGACGGTGCAGTTCCAGGAGTTCCTGCGCTCCGAGCTGGTCAAGCGCAGCGCCGCCCAGGGAATCCCTGTCCCGGCCAGGGCCATCCAGCCCCATGCCGACAAGCTGCTTCGCATCGAGAGCCTGCAGCCCCACATGGCCAACGGCCTGATCCGGCTACACCCGAGCCAGACCACCCTGATCGACCAGTTGCGGCACTTCCCCAAAGCCGACCACGACGACGGCCCTGACGCCCTGCACATGCTCTGGATGCTGGCCCAGACCGGAGCTGGCGGCCCATCCGTTGTTTCTCGCCCTCGCCGTCGAGGCAGAGGCGGCATTGCAGATAGGTACTGACCATGGCCAAAGGCATCTACATCAACGAGCATCAATTCGTTTGGTTCTCCGAGGCCGGCAGGGCAGCAAAGCTGTCCGAGCAGATCGCCACCCGGGGCCGCAGCACGGACTTCTTCAGCCTGGGAACGCTGCTCCCCAACCCGGACCCGGTCCTCAAGGCCCGGGGCCAGGACTTGCGCGTCTACCGTGAGCTGCGTTCCGATGCCCACGTCGGCGGCTGCGTCCGGCGCCGCAAGGCGGCCGTAAAGGCGCTGGAGTGGGGCCTGGACCGGGAGAAGGCCAAGAGCCGGGTAGCCAAGAACATTGAGGCCATCTTTGCCGACCTGCAGCTGGAGCGCATCATCGGCGAGATTCTCGATGCCGTTCTCTACGGCTACCAGCCCCTGGAGGTTTCCTGGGGAAAGGTCGGGGGGCTGGTGGTCCCCGTCAATGTGGAGTCCAAGCCGGCCGAGTGGTTCGGCTACGACGACAACAACCAACTGCGGTTCAAGAGCCGCTCCAATCCGGTGAATGGTGAAGAGCTGCCGCCCATGAAGTTCCTGGTGGCCCGCCAGGAGCCCACCTATGCCAACCCCTACGGCTTCCCCGATCTGTCCATGTGCTTCTGGCCCATCGTCTTCAAGAAGGGCGGGGTGAAGTTCTGGCTCAACTTCGCCGAGAAGTACGGCACGCCCTGGGCGGTCGGCAAAACCCCGCGCGGAACGCAGCAGAGCGAAAAGGACCAGCTGGCCGACAACCTGGAAGCCATGATCCAGGACGCGGTGGCCGTGATCCCGGATGATTCCTCGGTGGAAATCCTCGAAGCGGCCGGCAAGTCCGCCAGCGCCGATCTGTACGAGCGCCTGGTCATGTACTGCCGCTCCGAGGTGAGCATTGCCCTTACCGGCACCAACCAGACGGTGGAGGCCAACTCCAACCGGGCCAGTGCCACGGCCGGCCTGGAAGTGGCCGACGATATCCGGGACGGAGACGCAGGCATCGTGGCCGAGACCCTCAACGAGCTGATCCGCTGGACGGTGGAGCTGAACTGGGGCGGCGCCGAGCGGCCGGTGTGGTCGATGTGGGACCAGGAGTCCCAGGACAAGCTGCAGGCCGACCGCGACAAGTCGGTATCCGAGTCCGGCGCCAGGTTCACCAACCGTTACTTTGAACGTGCCTACGGTTATCAACCTGGTGACCTGGCTCCCCAGGTCGGTGGTCCGGCCGGCACCGAGGTAACGCTGCCGGCCCAGTTCTCCGAGGGAGGCCAGCCGGTGCCGACCTACGCCGAGGTGGCGGCCGATGCCCTGACCAGGGAGGGGGCGCAGGCCTGGGCGTACATCCTCAAGCACGTGCGCCTGATCATTGACCAGGCCGAAACCCTGGAAGATGTGCGGGACAAGCTGCTGCAGGCCTTCGGTGACCTGCCGGTGGAGCGCCTGGCCAAAGTCATGGAGCTGGGCTTCTCCGCCGCCGAGCTGGCCGGCGTGGCCGACGTGGTCCAGGAGACCGGCGTCGGCGGGAAAAGCTGATGGCGGCCATCAACTTCCCGCCCCAGGGAGATGCAAAGGCGGTGGCCCGGCTACCGTTCCAGGAGCAGATCGACTTCTTCATGGGCAAGCTGGCGTTACCGACCGAGCGGTGGGACGACATCCAGACGGCAGCCCATGACCGGGCCTGGGTGGTTGCCGGCGCCCAGGCCGCCGATCTGCTGCAAGACCTGGCCGAAGCCGTGGCCAAGGCCATCGCCCAGGGCACCACCCTGGAACAGTTCCGCAAGGACTTTGACAGCATCGTCGGCCGCCACGGCTGGTCCGGCTGGACCGGCGACGGCACCAAGGAAGGCAGGGACTGGCGGACCCGCATCATCTACCAGACCAACCTCAATACCAGCTATTCCGCCGGCCGCCTGAAGCAGCTACTGGACCCCGACCTCCTGAAGGTAAAGCCGTTCTGGACCTATCGGCACCGGGACTCGGTGCTGCACCCCCGCCCCCTGCATGTGTCATGGAACGGCATCACCCTGCCGGCAAACCATCCATGGTTCCAGACCCACTACACCCCCAACGGCTGGGGCTGCCAGTGCTACATCGTGGCGGTCAGCATCAATGATGCGAAGGCCTGGGGCTTGCGCATCCTGGACAACCCGCCAGACGACGGCATCGACCCCCGGACGGGCGCCCCCATGGGTATCGACAAGGGATGGGACTACATGCCCGGCGCCAGGGCCAAGGACGAGCTGCAGGCCTTCGTGGATGACAAGCTGATTCGGCTCTCCCCTCAGATCGGCGCCGCTCTGGCGGCCCATGCCGCCTCGGTGCTGCAATGAGCCTGGTCAAGCTCGAGGCCAATGAGCTGGCCGTCCAGTCGGCCTTGGCGGCCAAGGTGAGGAGCCTGCAGCGCCCGCGTCCGTTGCTCCTGGCTATCGGTGAACACCTGGCCGAGACTACCCGCATGCGCTTTGTGGAGTCACGGGCGCCAGACGGTAGCCGCTGGGCATCCAACAGCCAGACCACCATGGAACGCTACATCGGGGAGCGGGGGGGCTACAGCAAGAAGACCGGGCGGATCATTTCCCGGGGGGCCGCCCTGGCCCAGAACAAAAAGCCCCTGGTAGGGACGACGCGGCAGCTGGGCAGCCAGATTCTCTACCAGGCAACCGATGCGGTTCTGCAGGTCGGCTCCAACCGTATCCAGGCGGCGGTGATGCAGCACGGCGCCGACAAGGGTTCCCTGGGAGGTGGCGCGCCCTGGGGCGACATTCCGGCGCGGCCCTATCTGGGGCTGTCCGCCGGCGACCGTTCCGCCATAGTGGAGCTGATCGCCGGTTACATGGAATAGAGGGCGCCGAATCTACTGATTCAGACGCTTTACCTCACAGACCGGGTTATCCCTTTGCGGACAATCGTCTTCCTTCGAGCAACTGTGGTCCGCATGCATCGTTGAGGCATCGTTACCGATACCAGAGACACCCGTAATAATTTGGCGCCGAAGCGTAACAGTCGCTTGGACCAGGGGGCAGCGGTGGATTTTTTGCTGAGTGCGGTTCATGTTTTACCTCGTGGTTAAAAGCCACCAGCTTTGCATCACGACCATCATTGTGGGCAAGTTCGATACGGATTTTGTGCAGAGCCCCACAATCGCGCCAGGATCGATTTTTTCGCCCTGGCGTGAATCACGGGCGCAGGAGGTCCGCTCTCATCGCCAGTAACGTGCCAGTAACGCCCCCTGATGACAGACGAAGGTCATAACGCCCCCCGCAAAATCGCCACGACCCCATTTCTCCCCCTCCGGTAGTCGTTCCACTGCCGACATCCGCCCCCCTGCCAACTGTCCTACCCGGCATCCAAACTGCCGGCATGGATACCCAAACCGCCCCCCAGCCCTCCAAGGCACCCAAGCTCCTGCACATCTTCAAAGCTGGCAAGCGCACCACGGCAGCCGGGGAAGAGATCGTGTTCACCGAGGCCGACCTCCAGGCAACCGCCGCGGCCTACGACCCGAAGCTGCACAAGGCCCCCCTGGTGATCGGTCATCCGAAGACGGACGATCCCGCCCAGGGCTGGGCCAAGGCCCTGACGGCTGGTAGTAAAGGCCTGTATGCCGAGCCCATGAAGGTCGATCCCGAGTTCGCCGAAAGCGTGAATGCCGGCCGCTACGGCACCATTTCCTCCAAGTTCTACCGGCCCACGGACCCCAACAACCCGGTCCCGGGCGTCTGGTACTTGCGCCATGTCGGCTTCCTCGGTGCCGAGCCCCCCTCCGTCAAGGGCATGGAGGAGCCGGAGTTTTCCGAGGAGGACGACGGCTGCGTCTGCTTTACCGAGGGCGTCGAGTTCTCCGGCTGGGCAGACACCCAGGTCGCCTTCCTGTTCCGCCGCATGCGTGACTGGCTGATCGGCAAGGAAGGTCTGGACGCAGCCGACAAGGTTATCCCCGATTACGCCGTGGCCAGCCTGGAAGACGAAGCCCGCCAGGAGCGGGCGGAGGAATCCGGCCAGCTCGGCCCCGCCTTTTCTGACCCGCCCACCACCACCCAGGAGAACGACACCGTGAAACCGGAAGAAGCGGCCGCGCTGCAGGCCACGAATGCCCAGTTGCAGCAGCAAATCTCTCAGCTGCAGGCGCAGTCCCGCCAGGCAGAACTGGCCAAGCGCCACGACGACAACGTGGCCTTTGCCGAAGCTCTCACCGGCAAGCTGAAGCCGGAGCAGCGCCAAGTGGTTGTGGCCACCCTGGACCACCTGGCCAGCCAGGAAACCCCGGTGGAGTTCGGCGAAGGCGAAAGCAAGAAGCCCCTGACCGAAGCCTTCAAGGGCCTCTTCTCCGGTCTGCCCGACCTGGTCGAGTTTTCCGAGCTGGCCACCAAGGGCAAGGCCGCCACTGGTGAATCCGGCGACGTGGAGTTCTCTGCTCCCAGTGGTTACACCGTCGATCCCGAGCGCCTGGCCCTGCACAACAAGGCCATGGCCCATGCGGCGGAACACAAGGTGCCCTACGAGCAGGCGCTGAAGGCCGTCAGCTAAGGCTGGTGTTACCTCAACCAATTATTGGAGAACCCATGAAGACCAATCTCTCGATCCTGGCACTTACGGCCGTAGCCACCAGCGCCGTTACCGCCGCCCGCTTCGTTACCCATGCCGGCGCCCAAGCCGGTGCTGCTGCCAATACCCTGGGCGTTTCCCGTACCGATGCCGCTGTTGGCCAGGCATTCCCCGTCGACGTGATCGGTACTGCGGTGGTGGAAGCAGGCGGCGCCATCGCTGCTGGCGCCGCTGTTGAAACCGATGCCCAGGGGCGCGCCGTCACCAAGAATGCCGGCCCCACCGTTGCCCGTCTCGCCCCCGGTGAATCGGCCGTTCAGGCCGGTGACCCGGTGGAAGTGATCCTGATCGCCAACTGATCAGGCTTGATCTCATTTTTTCCAAGGAAATACTATGCCTATCAGTCAAATGACGCCCGGCCAGGCCCGGGTAGTTGATCCCATCCTCACTACCGTCGCCCAGGGCTACAAGAATGGCCTGATGGTGGCCGACTTCCTCTTCCCTGTGGTGCCGGTGGATCAGCGGGGTGGCAAGATCATCCAGTTCGGCAAGGAAGACTTCCAGCTGTTCAGTACCGTTCGGGCTCCCGGCGCCAATACCAAGCGGGTGCAGTACGGCTATGCCGGCAATCCCTACTCCCTGGATCAGCACGCCCTGGAAGCCGTGGTGCCCTTCGAGATTCAGGGCGAGGCCTCCGCCGTTCCCGGCATCGACCTGGCGTCCGTCTCTATCGGCAAGACCCAGTCCGTTATTGCCCTGGCCCGGGAGTATGCCGCCGCCCAGCTGGCCACCAATGCCGCGAATTACGACAACAACCACAAGATCACCCTCTCCGGCAGTGACAAGTGGAGCGACTACTCCGGTACCTCCGACCCCTCCCAGGACATCGACGACGCCATCGAAGCCGTCCGGGCCAGCACCGGCCGCCGGCCCAACACCGTGGAGCTGTCCCCGGCCGCCTTCAAGGCTGCCCGCCGGCACCCGAAGATTCTGGAGAACTTCAAGTACACCGGCCGCGATTCCGTTACCGCTGAAATGCTGGCGGCCCACTGGAACGTGGAGCGGGTGGTGGTGGGCGATGCGGTCTATGACTCGGGCGCCGGCTTTGCCGATGTCTGGGGCCGGGACGTAGTGGTGGCTTTCACCCAGATCGGCAGCGTAGCTGACCAGGGCCTGCCCAGCTACGGTTACACCTACCGCCTGCGGGGCTTCCCCTCCGTGGAAACTCCCTACCCCGATCGGAGTGCCAAGAGCATGATTTATCCGGTAACGGATGAACTGCAGCCCGTCCTGGCCTCCGCCATCTCCGGTTTCCTCATCAAGAACGCCGCCTAAATACCCCCCGTGAGCGCGTCTGCTGGCCCCGCCGGGACTGCCCGGCGGGGTGCGGATGCAGGAGAATCCAATGCCGATCTATTCCGTTACCCAGCCCACCAAGATTCTTGGCAAGTCCGCCAAGGTGGGCGACCAGTTCGAGCTGGAAGAAGGCGATGCCCAGAGCTATCTGGACGACAGTGTGATTGAAGGTCCGGTGGAGGCGCCTGCCGGCGATAACACTACCGTGACGACCGTCAAGCCCGGCGCCACGGCGTCCAAGCCCCGTGCCCCGACTGCTCGGAAGAAGTAAGCCATGTCCTACGCCACCGTCGCTGACCTGGTCGCCGAGTTCGGGGAACGTGAAGTCCGTGATCTGACGGATCGTGCCGACCCTCCGGCCGGCGAGATCGACGCGACGGTGGCCAACCGGGCTATCGTCCGCGCCGAGACGACCGTCAATGGTTACCTGGCCGGCCGCTATACCCTGCCGGTCCCGGCCGAGGCCGTCCGGGGCTATGTTCTCGACCTGGCCCGAGGCTATCTCTACGTCAGCGTGATGAACGACACCGTCAAGGCCCGCTCCGATGCCGCCATGAAAGACCTGGTGGCCATCGGCAAGGGGCTGATGGCCCTGCCGGTTGCCCCGGCCACCGTGCCGACCCCGACCCCGGCCGCCAGTGGCATGGTCGTCCGGACCCGCCCCCGCACCTTCGGGGAAAACTGACATGTTCTCCCCCGTTGAGGAAGCCCTGCAGCGGCGCGTCGGTGAGCTGCTGCCGAAATTAAAGGATAGAAGCCCGGCCCTCGGCGACCTCCTGGACGAAGCCGCCAAACTGCCGGCGCTTCCGGCAATCCCCATCGCCTACGACGGCTACAAGCCGCTGACCCAGACTGGGGCCGATGCCAAGGTGGAAAGCACCTGGCTCCTGGCCATTGCCGTTGCGTCCTCCGCCCAGAGTGGCGCCGCTCAAAGAGCCAAAGGTGAGGCCCTGGCCCTGGCTGACACCTTGCTCAAGGGGTTGCTGGGATGGAGGCCCGCCAAAGGCTATTCCCGCTTCACTCTGGCCCCGGCCGGCGGGCCGCTCTGGATTCCCAAGCGCGGCCTCTACCTGTTGCCGGTGGCGGTGGCCACCACCCACACCCTGGCCGGAGTGGAGGAGGACTGATGGCCGCAACTTCGTTTGACCTGGTCGGCCCTCACGCCATCGAAAAGGGCTTCCCCTGGGAGTTCCTTTTCACTCGCCTCAACCCGGACCGCACCCCCATTGATCTGACCGGCTGCCGCGCCGAGCTGGTGCTGCTCGATGCGACCGACCCTACGGCGGCGCCGCTTCGTTTCGATACGGAAAGCGGGCATATCGCCCTGGGCGGTGCCGAGGGAACGACGACCATCCGCCTGAGTGGCGAAGACACCCGGGGAATTGATGAGACCCATAGCCGTTACCGGCTTACCTTCATCGATGCCGCCGGTAACGCATCCCTCTTCTTCAGGGGGCGGGTGGCTTACCTGGAGGCGGCCGGGTGAGCCGTGAAATCGTCGAGGTCATCGCCCGTGAGCTGGCCGTCATTCATAGCGTCAAGCCCGAGGTCGTGGTGATTCAAAGCCACCGCCTGGAGGTGGTTGAGGTGGCCAGGCAAGGCCCTCCCGGTCCATCCAGCGACGATACATTCAACGATGACCTGGTGCTGGCCTACCAGATCGCAAAGCTCTAGGAGTTACCCATGTCCCTTGCCGTCCGCATTTCCGAACTCGTTCAAGCCATCGGCGCCGACATCAAGTCGCTGATGATTGCCCAGGGCAGCCTGGCCGCCCTGGACACCGAAGCCAAGAGCAGCCTGGTCGCTGCCATCAATGAGCTGCAGGCCGAGATCGGCACCGCGAGTGGCGGTGCCGTCATTGATGACGCGGCCGGTGCTGGTGAAACCGGGAAGACCTGGTCGGCCAGCAAGCTGGTAACGGCACTGGCTGCAGTGAAGTCCGACATCCTGGGCGGCGTCGATCCGGCCTGGGACACCCTGCAGGAGATCGTCGCCAGACTAGGCGACTCCGACGACGCGGTCGGCGGTCTGCTGACGGCCGTGGGCAATCGCCTGAGCTTTGCTGACGTCCAGACGCTGACCACCGAGCAGAAAGCTCAGGCCTGCCAGAACCTGGGCCTGGGCGACCCGGAGACAGACCTGGTGGCGGTGTATGCGGCAGCGAAGGCCTAGCGCATGAGTCTGGTGGCCCGGGTTGTCGCCGTCATTCAAGCCATCGGCGCGGATATCAAGGCTCTGCAGGCAGCAAGCAGCGGGGCGGGTACTCCGACCGGGGCTATCGCCTACTTCCCGAGCACGACTGCCCCCACGGGATGGCTGAAAATCAATGGTGCACTTCTCAGCCGTGTCGCCTATCCCGAGCTGTATAGCTATGCGGTCGCCAGCGGCAACATGGCGGCATCAGATGCAACCTGGCAGGCTGGCCAGTTTTCCCCAGGGGATGGCTCTACAACCTTCAGAATTCCCGACCTACGCGGTGAGTTCCTGCGTGGCCTGGACGATGGTCGGGGCGTGGATGCCGGTCGGACTATAGGCAGCTATCAGGGTGATGCACTAAAGGCCCACACCCATGATGTTGCATCAATTGCCGGTGGTTCAAGCGGCACATTTGGCAAGCTGACCGGGTCTACCAATGCCGTTACCTCTGGCAGCACAGGTGGAACCGAGACCAGGCCCCGCAACCTAGCCATGCTGGCCTGCATCAAGTATTGAGGAATGGCCATGGGAAAGATCGTTTCTCAGCTCGATGAGGCTGGCTACTTCGTGGCGCCGGCAGTGGCCGATGCCTGCCAGCGGGAACCTGGCGCATTCATCATTCCCGGTAGATGTATTGACCTGACCCCTCCCAAGGTAGAGCCCGGAAAACGTTACCGGCCCGAGGCTGGTGCCTGGGTGGCAGAAGACATCCCGCAGCCGGAAGCGCCGCTGCCGGCGACGGTGCCGGATCGCCGTGCCGAAATCATGGATGCCCTGGCCGCTATCGACGCCGCCAGCATTCGCCCGGCCCGGGAGGTTGCTGCTGCCCTGGTCGCGGGAGAGCCGGCGCCGGAGTTTTCTTCCGCCAAGCTGCTGCAGCTGGAAGCCGCCGCCGCCGCATTGCGCCAGGAACTGGCCGACCTGCCCCCTTAACTGCCGACACCCGCCCCCCTGCTGACCTCCGGTGCAGGGCCTTAGCATGGCCCTGTCGCTACCTAGTCCATTCTGGATTCCACCGGAGATCAATATGCAGTCCTACAGTGTTGCCGCCATCCTCAAGGGGACTCCCTACCTGTCCCTCTATGGAAGCAAAGCCTTGGAGTCCCTGGGCAATTCGTCCAAGGTTTCCTATGCCGTCGAGCTGGAAGAGAAGGAACTGCCCGATTACGAAAACCCGGGCGGCGGTGTTGATACCAAGATTATCCGGGTCAAGTCGGCCAAGGTAACTCTCAGCCTGCGGAAGGTTTCGATAAAGACCCTGGCCCTGGCCCTGGGTGGTGACGCTACCGCATTTACGGGCGGCGCCGTGGCTGCCGAATCTCATACTGCTGGCGCGGCCGGTACCCTGGTGTACCTGGACTTCCCCCAGGATATGACCCAATCCCTGACCGTTACTCCGGCCACCGCCGGCGACGCTTACGTTGAGGGGGAAGACTACCGACGGGTTCGTGCAGGCTTTGTGATCTTGGAAGGCGGCAGCATCGCAGCCGACGCCGACATCAAGGTGGCCTACACCAAGCTGGCCGGTCACAACATCGAAGCCCTGGTCAATATCGCCGAGGACTACAGGCTGGTCTTCGATGGCGTCAATGAAGTGGACGAGAAACCCACCTCTGGCGACTTCTTCAAAGTGAAGTTTGGTCCGGCAAAGTCCATCGAATTCATCGGCGACGACTTCGTCTCCCTCGACATGGAAGGCACCCTGCAGAAGGACGAGACCAAGACCGGCGTCGGCCTCTCCAAGTACATGCGCGTGCGGACGGGCTTCTGACCATGGCCATGCGTGTTGAAAAGACCTTTCTCCTTGATGGTGCCCGGGAGATCAAGGTCCGGGAACTGACCGTCAAGGAAATCCGCGCCTGGCTGACCGACGGCATGATGAAAGACCTGGAAAAGCTTTCTGCCGTCGATCTGGTCCTGCTCGATGACGTGAGCCTTCCCGATCTGAAGATCATGACCGATATCACGGACGAAGAGATCGAAGAGGCGGCCCCGTCTCAGCTGGAAGGCCTGCGGGACTTCTGCAAGGAGGTGAACAAGGGTTTTTTCGTGCTGCGGAAGAAGCTGGAGGAGGCGGGGGCCAAGGCGTTAGCCAAGAGCGCAGCCTGACCTGGCTGGAAAACCAGGCCTTGGCCCTGGCCGAACTAGGGCACAGCCAGGTCTGGGACTACCCGTGGCGCGTCTTCATGCAGGCACTGGGCCGGCATCAAAAGAAGTAGGTCAGCCCCGGGCCAGCGCGTAGAGAAAGGTGGCCGCAAAGGCAACGCCGACAAACGCCAGGGCACCGAGCAGCACCATGGCCATGCCCTGGCCAGCGGCGGGAAACAAGAGCGCAACCGCACCCAGCAAGCCCCCGGCCCAGGGGGCAACTTCCAAGGACTTGTGAGAAACCTTCATGTCGTCTGGCTCCGATCTAGTCGTTGCGCTAAAACTTACCGGCGATGCGAAAAGCGCGGTAGCGGCTCTCGAAGAGACCCGCAAAGCCCAGCTTAGCGCGTTTGCATCCGGGAGGGAAGCGGCCGACAAGGCCTATATCCAGTGGCGCCTTGGGGAAGCCGAGCTGAAGCGCCTGGCAGCAACGGCCAAGGATTCTGGCGGCAGCCAGGAGGTGCTGGCCAAGGCCACGGCGTCGGCCGCCAGTGCCACCCGGGCAGCAAAGGAACAGTGGGTAGCGGAGACGGCCGCGCTGATGAACCGCCGGACCGAGCTGGTCGCCAATGCCGCCGCCCTGGATCGGGCGCGCCAGGCCGAAGCACTGGCTGCCGCCGAGGCCGAACGCTATGCGGCGGCCACCAAGGCCCAGGCCGAGCGTGCCCAGCAGGCATCCCGGCTCAGTACCGCCAGGGACAACCTGGGCGTCACCCAGTTCCGGGACATCGACCGCCAGATCGCCCAGGTACAGGCCTCCTATAACCGCCTGGCCGCCAGCGGCAAACTGTCGGCCGCCGAGTTGGCCCAGGCCCAGCTGAAGGTGATCGAGCGCACCAAGGAACTGCAGGCCGCCAAGAATGGGTTGCTCGGAACTTTCGAGAAGGTCCGGGCCGGCGCGGTGGCATTGGCTGCCCAGTTCTACATCCTGAGCCTGGCCGCCCGCCAGGCCATGGCCATGGAAACCGCCATGGCTGAAGTCTCCAAGGTCGCCGACTTCAAATCGCCCAAGGAGCTGGAACGCTTCAAGACCCTGCTGGAAGACCTCACCCAGACCCTGCCCTACACCGCCCAGGAACTGGCAGGCATGGCGGCGGCCGGGGCTCAGATGGGCATCCCCACCGACAAGCTGAGTGAGTTTGTGCAGCTCGCCGGCACCATGGGCATTGCCTTCCGCATGTCGGCCGAGGATGTCGGTAACGCCATCGCCAAATTGATGAATGTTTTCCACCTCTCCATGGAGCAGGTGCAAGACCTTGGCGACACCATCAACTACCTGGGCAACAACACCAACGCCACCGAGAAGGACATCCTCAACGTCATGACCCGGGTGTCGGGCATGGCCAATATCTTTGGTCTATCCGCCCGCCAGACTGCCGCCCTGGCCACGGCCTTCCTCTCCCTGGGCCGCCCCCCGGAAATTGCGGCAACATCCATCGCTGCGCTGCTGCAGAAGCTGGCGACCGTCGAAAGTGCAGAGGCCAAGGCCCAGGAGGCCTTCAAGCGGACCGGCCTCTCCATCACCGAGTTCTCCACTCTCCTGAAGACCGAGCCACAGCAGGCGGTGGAGACGTTCCTGGGTGCCCTGGAGCGGCTGCCGAAGTCGGTCAAGATCGATGTGCTGTCCGGTTTCATCGGCCGGGAGTACGCCGACGATATCGCCCTGCTGGCGGAGGGGGTGGATAAATACCGGGATGCCCTGAAGCTGGCTGCTGCCGAAGAGGCCAAGGGCGGTGTCGGCCGGGAGGCAGCCAAGCAGGCAGGAACGACCGAGGCAGCCATCAAGCGGATGACGGAGCAGGTCAAGGCCCTTGGGGGATTCTCTGGCTACCCCATTCCTGCCGTTGATTTCCGGAGCCGCTGAAGGCATGGGTAGCCTGGCGGCCGGCGTTCGCAGCTTCATCGATGCCACCGGCCCATTGGGCGGAACCATCGCCATAGCGGCAGCCCTCGCAGGAGGAATGGGCACCTTGCGGGTTGTCCTTGGTTCCCTGGCCTGGGGAGCTGGCACGGCTGCAGCCCGCTTTGGCGTCGGCGCCGGCCTGGCTGGAGCGCTGACCACCGCCACCGCCAACGTGGCCACCCTGGCTCCGATCCTGGCGCGCCTCAATGTCGGCCTTGGCGCCCTGGCTATCGGCTATTACGCGGGCGGCGAGGCCGTTGAGTGGTTCTACCAGCGCTTCATGGGGGGGCAGGAACTGGACGACGAAAGCGCCCGCATCTCCCGCGCTGTTCAAGTCCATAAAGAGTTCAACGCCCAGATCGAGCGCCTGAATTCGGCTGGCCTCACTGAGTCTGCCGAGAAGCTGCGGGCGCTGAAGCAGGCCGTTCTGGCCGACCCCAATGCCGACATCGGCCGCACCCTGGCCACGGCCACCGACTGGGCCAACAAGATGATCGGCCTGCACCAGGAGCTGGAAGGCCAGAAGAAGAAGCTGGCCGAGGCATCCGCCCAGCGCCAGGCCGTCCTGGCAGGCAAGGAGGTCCAGGAGGAAGAGAAGGCCATCGAGGCCCGTATCAAGGCGGTGAAGAAGCTGGCCGACCAGAAGCGCAAGGATATGGAAGAGGCGCTCCGGGATGTGGAGCGTTACCGGCAGGCCGCCAGTACCGCCTATGAACGGGCCGCCGATATCCAGATGTCCACGGCTGACCGGGTCCGGGAGCTGCGCCGCCGGGACATGTCCGAGTCGGCCCAGCAGGCCGATATCGCTGCCCAGGCCCAGCAGAAGCTGGCGGCCGCTGCAGCCCGCGCCGCAGAGGCCGTGCGCCTGTCCGGCAAGGGTGACACCACCGGGGCAGAAAAGGCTGCAGCTGCGGCCGAGTCCCTGGCCAAGCAGGCCGAGTCCCTGGGTAGCAGCCTGAAAAATACCGGCCAGGCCATCGGCATCGTGGAGAAGGCCGGGAAGATCGCGGCCGACGCCGCCAAGACGGCCGGCGATGCAAACCAGAAGGCCGCCGAAGGTGCCGCTACCAAGGCGGCTTCTCTGAAGGAGCAGCTGGCCGACCTGGCCACCCAGCTCGATGAGCTGGAGAAGAAAAAGCGCCTCATCGAGATCGATGCAAACATCGAGGCAGCCCAGGCCAACATCACGGCAATCCAGGCCTCTCTGGATGCGCTGCAGGACAAGACGGTCACCGTTACCGTTGTCCAGAACACGGTAGAGGCCCACAGCGTCGGTGGCCTGGTCGGCATTGCTCCCATGCGCTTCAACACCGGGGGGCATCTTCCAGGCTACGGCGGCGGTGACCGCATCCATGCACTGCTGGAGGCCGGCGAGGTGGTGATCCGAAAGGAGGCTGTCCGCTATTACGGTCTGGGGACCATGTTGAACTACAACGCCATGCGCGCCCCTCTGCCGGCGTTCGCTGTGGGCGGCCTGGTGGGCATCCCCAGTGCGGCTGCCGCAAACGGGAGCAGCACCCGCGATGTCGTGGACGTGAACCTCTCCCTGCCTGGGTTGAGTGAGCCGGTGCGAGTGCAGTCCGACCGCAGCGAGGCCGAGCGCCTGGTGGCTGCACTCAATCAACTGAGCCGGGTAGCCTGATGGCCTCTTCCGCCCTTTCTTTGCACTTCGGCCGGGGAGAGCCGCCGAGCCGTGATCTGCGGGACTACCTGGCAGAGGACGATAAGTGGATTCTCGGCGAGTGGGTGGTCGATGATGAAAACATGTCGTACTGGGACGCGCCGCCCAAGCCTGAGTGGGTCGAGCACTTCCAGAACAACTACATGGCCGACCGCGCCCGCTATCGCTTCGTCGCCGATGCCGGAGAGCGAATGGCCGAGGCCTGGAGACGCTATGAAAACCCGGACCAGCCGACTGAGACCCCCGCATCTACCGGCATTAATTTGAGGCTATCTACGGCCATGCCGTCCTTGGAGTCTGGCGGTGTGGGACAAGAGACACGCCTGCAGACGGCCCTGCGGCTGACCTTCGGTGTGCCCAGCACCTTGGGCAAGGTGAGTCGTTCCCTCTTTGCGACGGCGGCGCAGGCGGAGATCAACCTGATATTTGATTTTTCCAAGTTGCAAGGAGCGTCCTTCTCCCTGCGGGCGCCTTCGCATTCGCCTTTGTTCCTGAGTTCGTTTAGGTACTCCGGCGCCGTTCTTATCGCCAACAACCAGTTCGGCCTGGTCCTGAACTGCGGCAACTTCGACGCCGGCACGGTCACCTATCGAGAACCCCCGGCTACGCTCCCCAGTTGGCGGCTCGAGGAGGATGGAGATTTCACCGTGCGGCCCGAAGGTGTGGATGCCTCGAAATTTACGCTGACCGTGGAGCGTCCTGACGGAAGGTGCATCCAGGATCACGTGCGGTGGAATGTCTTCACGGCCGGGGAGTTGAAGCCGGAGGTGATGATCGGCGCCGGCCCAGATTCTCTCGGGGTCATCGATACCGACCCCATGGCTGGCACCTATCGTGTCTACCTCGACTTCCAGGCGGGGTACTCAGGCTTCTATGCCATGTATCAGGGGCATGACTATACGACCTATGCCCATCGAATCTTGAACAAGGCGGGGCCTTTGGAGGTCTTGTCCGCCAGCATTGGTAATGGCCGCCCGGTGAATGGCCGGCACCTAGTGCAGTTTGAGGTCTATGACGACCAGGACATGGCGGTGCTGGCCCTGGCCAAACATCAGACCTTTAGCAGCCAGGACGATAACGGCGAGTGGTCGCTGGTGGCGATCTGGCCGGAGGGCGGCAAGATCCGTTTCCGCAACCCCTGGCCCTTTGCTGTGACCCTGGCTGGTTTCTCCCTTCGGGCTTACTACCAGCTGCCCTGGGCCGGTGAACGGATCGTCAGCAGCTCTTCCGAGAAGACGACCCTGCAGCCTGGTGAAGACGTTGATATCCCGCTGCCCGAGGGCCGCCTGAATCTTCGGGGTGCAGGTGCCCTGCCGCCCGAGTCCCAAGTGATATCCCGATGGACCGTTACCTACGTCATCAGCGACGGTTCTGGTGGTGGTGGTGAAAAGGAGGTGGCGGCGTGATCCGTCTCGATACTTTGTTTTTGCCGGATGGCCTGTTGTGGACGGATGAGTTCTCCTGGGTTCCGGTGAGCGGTGCCTCGGATCGTGCCCTGGATGGGTCGGAGCTGAACTACTCGAGTGCCCTGGTAGGCGGCCGGCCCATCACGCTTGAATCCGGGAAATGGATCAAACGTTCCGACGTCGAGGCGTTGCAGGAACTGGCGTCCAGGCCGCAGGCCATCTACACCCTGGTGCTGCGGGGCAAGAACTACCAGGTGCGCTTCCGCCATGAAGAAAACCAGCAGCCATTCACGGCACAGCCCGTCTGGCCCATGGCCAGCTATTCACCTTCCGATAACTACACCGCTTCCCTGAAGCTCAAGACCGTATAGGAGCCACCCATGCCCATTGCAGGTAACGAACTGATCTTCCGCCGGGCCGCCTTGGCCTCCGACACGGTGCCGGCCCAGAACGGGGGGCGCATGACCAGCGCGGCCGTCGTCTCCAGCGTGAAGAACAATCTCTTTCCCGACGTTACCCAGGCCCAGCGCCTGGCCGGCGCCGAACACTACCGCAAGGTTTTCCTCCATGTGGCCAGCGCTGCAGAAGCGGAAATGATCGATGCCAAGGTGTTCCTCGAGGACGTAACACCCGGCGACGGATACGTTCTGCTCTATGCCGGCAGCCAGAGCGACACGCAAAACGAAGTCGTCGGGCGCCCCTATGGTGTCGGTCGCCTGGCGGCCGCTATCGCTGCAGATGCGCTGCAGCTGGTAGTCGATTTTGAGCATGCCGAGTTCGCCAACCTGCGGCCGATCCGCACAGGTGATGCCATTCGTGTGGCGAACATGCCGGCCACCGGAGGCAGCGGCGCCGAGGCGTTCGCTACGGTTGATAACGTTATCTGGTCCGGCCTGACGGCCACGGTAACGCTTGCCGCCGCCATCGGCGCCGCATTTGATCCGGCGGCCGGGTCAGTGACCGTGGCCAGCGTCCTCACCTATGCCTCGGTCAAGGCCAGTGCCTCGGTGCCGGTTGCCACTACGGCGGGAGGAACCCATAGCGGCGCCAAGCCGGCCGGCAGCAATCGGGGCACGGTGCTGCAGAACTGGACCCTGACCTTTACTTCTTCCACGGCCTTCCGCCTGGATGGTGACGTCCTGGGCGTCGGGGTGGCCGGCGGCACCACGGCGGCTGCATTTGCGCCGACCAACCCTGCGGGCGGTGTCTATTTCTCCATTCCGTCCGATGTCTGGGGCGGCTCCTGGGTCGCCGGCGACACACTGACGTTTTCCACCGAGCCCGCCGCTATTCCGTTGTGGCTGCAGCGGGTCACTCCGGCTGGTGCCGCATCGGTTTCCGGCGACAACGTGGCCATCGGCATCCAGGGAGAAAGCGCATGACCGCCCCCGCTATTTCTAGCTTCTCTCATACCGGATATACCGGTCTAGCGGAGGCGTTCGTCGATTGTGCGGTCAATTCTTGCGGCATGGAAAACGTAGGAACTGCTCCCCGCTATTGCTTGCAGGTTGCGAACTTCGACGGGCATGAGGAAGACCGGCCGTCCTGGTTCGGCGTGGGTGGCGACAGCATCATCATCATGCCTTGGGGTGGCAGCGATTCCCTGTTTAATCCCTACTCGCTGTCCCTGACCGAGAGCGATGAGGTGGCGGGACTGATCAACGGCATAACAGGGGCCTGGTGGATTCTGGTCAATGGGACGCTGCGCATGGTCGGTTCCCGGATTCGCCGTTTCCCCGCCGACATGCACTCGGGGATTTTCCCCCGCTATGCCGTCCTGTCGTTTTCTCCGATCGACGCACCCCGTTGGAAGGGAGTCTTCCACTCCGGTTACGGCTATTCTGCGTCGTCGATAGTGTCAGATAACGCATCCTTCTTCTCCCCGATCTGGCGGCCCGGCGAGGGCTCCAACCCCTTCGGCATCACTCCTGGGACACGCATCCCCGACACGATGGCGCCTTCCCTGGCCCCGCTGTTCCCGGTGGTCGATTTCAATGGCCCCATTCTGCCGGTCTTCTACATGGG